TTGTATATGTTTTATTTGGACCGCTTCCTAATCCTACTAGTGCATGTCCTTGATTCATCAATGATGTATCTACTGGTACACTACTACCATTAACAAGATTTAGATTTTTTGTCGTTTCGATATTAAAAACTATTTGTGCAAATTTTTGAAAATCTACAAATCCAATGTTTGTAATTTGTTGCATTGAATAACTAAATGCGCCGGCTGCTAATGCTACATTACTAGGTAATATATCTACTAGATAACTATCAAATCCTGCAGGTAATTGTTGTATCTTGTCGGTAGTTCCTGCAGTAAAGATCCTTGGAGTTCCTGTAGGAACTAATGTTCCTACTATTGCCTTTACACTATCAGTATTGATTCTAGCACTGACATTATCCCCGTCATATATCAAGTAATATGTTTTGCTGTTATTATCAGATGGATAAGAATTGTACAGAGGTACAGTCAACGATTGATAACTGTTAGGGAATATTTTTTTAACATCGAGCAAATCAGCAAGACTGGTTAGTCCTTTAGTTTTGCAATTTAATGGAACAAGTACATCAAATAAATCTTGTCCTACTATGATTAAAAATGCCCCGAATATTTGTTGTTCTTGCTCTGCGGATGCAGTCATCCCACTACAAATATTTTCTACATCTGAACTTGATAATCCACTGGCTAGTAATGCAAAACTTACTGATTGGGTTAATGCTCTGTACTTTTTAAGTGTTTGTAATAGTACTGAGGGTAATCCAAAGTTTTTTATTTTAGTCAAATCTATTGCTTTACCTAAGGTAATACAATCTTGTCCAAATACTTTTGTTGCTAGTGATACCCCGGTAATGTCACTGCTTATCAAATCATTCATATTGCTATAAACACCATCTAAGAAAGTGTTGCCATTGACAAATGTGTTTATAGTTGGGTTCATAAGTTTAATGAAACTATCAGTCGTCATGAAACTAGCAAGAAAATTCACAAAACTAATATACGATGCTGTTCCATTACCTGATCCGGTGCCAGTTGCTGTAAATACAGCCCCTACAGTATTCGAGGTTGCACCGATTAAAGTGAAATCTGTGCTACCTATCGTAAGTATAGTATAAACTGCACCAACAACAAAATTGCCAGCAATTACTGTAGTTGTCGTAACATCACCGTACCAATTAAATTCATTCCATGCTTGTAATGCATGTAATCTTAAATAGCCCCAACGAGTAACTGCGACATTGGTGTTTGCAGTACTATAAGGTATCCATGCTGCGGCTTGACCTTGTCCGGTAGTACCTGATACAGAATAACCAGTTGTGGCTTCGCCGGACCATGCACCAGATGGATCAGTGATGACATAAGTTGGAGGTTTACTATTACCTAATGCAGGAATAGTAGTCGAACCAATAGCTATCAAATTATTATAAGTTGCAGATGATATAGAAGCACCTGGACCAGGGGCGTCTATTAAAGGGTATGCTAAATTAATTGCCCTAGTTAAATTATACAAACAAGTGCTTGTTACAGTCGTACCGGGTATGTATGTAGTATTGTTTACACTACATCCCATATAGCTAGTAGCAAATGGATTTATGTGTAAGCCGGTGTTCTGTAATAAACTAGCAGTAGCGTTTGCATTTAAAGGAGTAGTCATGGTACATTAATATCAGGACTACCTTGTGCGATACTATGACCGCAACTGTTTCCTGATCCTACTCTAAGAACGGGGACGCCCTCACATATTACTGAGGAGCTACCTTCGGTTGTTTTAGCGGAAGCGTGAGGTGGGTGAGGTTTTCCGTATGGGGCGTGTGGTGTTATACCACTTACATGCAGTCCCACTGCGATTCCATTTGCAAATACAGTGCCGGCACCTCTAATAATAGTACCGCCCGCATTATTCGCATCACCTATTCTACTCAACGCTGCCATTTTTATCCTAATATAATTTTCTTATCAGGAACTTTAATTCCTGTTGTTGCTTCTAAGTATTTCATTTTGATACCATCTTCAGTCTCAGCATACATCGCAACACTATTAGTATTTAGTGTAACTGAAGAACCGGGTTCTGCGGTAAAGATACTAGGAATCATTTGCATTCCGTTTTGGGCAGGAGCAATTGACACTGGATCAGTGATCTTGATTGTTTTTTCTTCAGTGAAGATATCCGTTACTTTAGCGATTAATTCCTCGCCTGAGTTCAACTTAAATGTGTATGTTTTACCTTGTTCCATTATATTCCTTCTGTTAGTAATCTTGTTCTGAGTTCAGTGAATCCGCCCACTAATTCGTCATCTAAAAAGATTTGGGGTACGGTTCTTGCATTGGGGACTGCTTCTAATAAATCTTCTTTAGTGTAGCCATCTCCGATTTTTCTTTCTTCGTATTGAATGCCTCGTTGTGCTAATAGTTGTTTTGCTTGCTCACAATAAGGGCACTGATACTTACTCCATACAATTGCTTTCATTTATTATTCTCCTTTTTCTAATAATTCAATTTGATTAAACTTAGACATCAAATTCTTAGTCACATCTAATGCCTGTTGAAATTCACGCTTTGCCGATTCTTCAACAATATAATTAGTAGTTTCAATAGCTTCTGCTAATCGTTTTTGTTCTTCATCGGTCAGTGGTGTCATAATACCGGTAATTCTTCGTAATCAATACTGTCACCCATTACACCAATCACATAATTCGTAGATTCATTTTCTTGTAATGCTGTTTGTTTCTTACTTGTATCACTGTGTTTGTTGAACCAAGGGATAGGAGTAGACTTAGGCGCAGATTGATTATATTTAATACCTATTTCTTTCAACGCATTTAAAGCTGTATAGTCCATAAAGTCTTTAAGAATATTAGCATTCAATCCAATAACAGGACCCTTCTGGAATAGATATTCTGCCCATTCTTTTTCTTCACGGATAACATCTAAGTATAATTGATAGACTTCTTGTTCGCATTCTATTTTAATAGCTGCAAAGCGCGGATCTTCTTTAATGACTTGATTGATAAGATAAGCTGTCCAACCCTTGTGTAGTAACTCATCTTGTAGAATCAAGCTGATAATGTTTCCATTGCCTATAAAGATTCTGTTCTCAACCATTGCTAGACTAGTAGCGAACGATACCATGAACCTAAATGCTTCTAATGCATAACTTGCATGTAGTGCTAACCATATTGCTTTGATATGGTCGTGCTCAGCAACTGCTTCACCTAATTCTTTGCGGCAGTTGATACGGTGTAGTGCGTCATAATAGTCACCTACGCTAGAAGCCATCTCTACAATTTCTTTAGTATCATGGATAGTGTTGAACACATCTTTAGGTACATTATAAATGTTACGGATGATGTGACTATATGAACGACTATGAATATTAGTTTCAAAGAATGTCCAGTTATACACTAGTGCTTCTAGTTCAGGAAGACTTACAACTGGCGTAAAGATTTGACTAGGGCCGCGACCTTGTAAACTGTCAAGTGCTGTTTGGCGCAGTAGATTACTAGTGAAGATATGTTTGACCGCATCGCTTGATTCTTTAAAATCATTAGCATCTTTAGTGAGGCTAATTTCTTCTGGAACCCAAAAGAAGCCTCTAGCAGTAGTTTCAAAATCGGCAATCTTTTTGTATTTTACTTCTTCAAATCGTTGAATAGTTACAGGACCTGCTGGGTCCAAAAACATTTTACGATGTAGATAGTCTGACTTTGTTGTTAGGTTATATTGTGCTTTACTCATTTAATTCTTTCTTTACAGCTTGCAACTTTCACAATCTTCCATATCATCAAAGTCGATTGTTTCTAATGCCATCGTAGGAGCCTGTTCTGCGACTTGTTTACTACCAGCTTTGTTAATAAGACTATAATAAAAGGTCTTGATACCATAGTAGTGCGCTAACATTAGATTTTTAGCAATCAATGTAGTTGGTACTTTTCTATCAGCATAGTGAGCAGGATTATAGAATGTGTTCGTGCTGATAGATTGATCGATGTATACTTGTAACACAGCACTAGTCTTTATGTAGGCTAAGCAATCTGTTTGATCCCACATTAATTGATATTTGTTCTTTAGTCTATGATATTCAGGAACTACTTGAGTTAATGAGCCTGCTTTACTTTCTTTAACTGTAATCAAACTCATTGGCATTTCAATACCATTAGTAGATGTAATTACAACGCTACTAGATTCGACGGGAGCAATAGCACCATTAGTAGCATTGCGTACGCCATATTGTTTCATTTGCTCACGCAGTGGTTCCCAATCTAATTCAGGAGTAAAATCAGCAAGATCATTTACACCAGTTGATCTGCGCTCCCACGGAAACACACCTTTACCATAAAATGTTTTATCGCTACCCAAGCACTTACCTCGCTCTTTGGCAAGTTCAACACTAGATTCAGTAAGATAATACATTTGATGTTCCATCCAAGATTTAACTTCTTGTAGTGAATCTTTGTCCCCGTACTTTATACCACGCTTGGCGTGCCAGTAAGCTAAGTTAGTAATGCCGATACCTAATGGGCGAATCTCATCGTTACTTAACTTAGATTGAATACTCAAAAAGTCTTGATAATCAAGGATATTGTTAAGGCTCCTGTGAAGAATACGG